CAGCTTCTACTCCTCCCCCGAGATCACGGCAAATCTGCTATGGTTGCTTATCGTGTCGCTTGGGAGCTCACCCGTAATCCACACTATCGAATTCTTTACATATCTTCGACGGCTAATCTTGCCGAAAAACAACTAGGATTTATTAAAGGAATACTCACCTCAAAGATATACCGGCGCTTCTGGCCAGACATGGTTCTACCAGAGGAATCCAAGAGGGAGAAGTGGACTAACTCCGAGATATCGGTCGACCACCCTAGACGTAAAGAAGAAGCTATCCGAGACCCCAGCATATTTACCGCTGGTCTTACTACAGGCATCACAGGTATGCACTGTGACATAGCAGTACTGGATGACGTTGTTGTCAAAGAAAACGCCTACACAGAAGACGGAAGAGAAAAAGTCAGAAGCCAATACTCTCTTCTTGCATCAATTGAGGGTAGCGATTCTAGGGAGTGGGTTGTCGGAACAAGATACCACCCAAAGGACCTCTACAACGACCTCAGAGAAATGGAATACGAAGAATACAACTCCGAAGGAGAAGTAGTCGCAAAAACACCAGTCTATGAGACCTACGAGAAACAGGTTGAAGATCAGGGAGACGGCGCTGGTGAGTTTTTGTGGCCCAGACAACAAAGGTACGACGGCGTATGGTTTGGATTTGACAGAGCCGCTCTAGCCGTCAAGAGAGCTAAGTACCTTGACAAGATGCAGTATAGGGCTCAGTATTACAACAACCCCAACGACCCCGATAACGCTGCTATCGACCCAGACACGTTCCAGTACTACGACAAGAAGTTCTTAAGTAGGGCAGGCGGTACTTGGTTTTACAAACATACAAAGCTTAATGTCTTCGCCGCTGTCGACTTCGCTTTCTCTCTACAAAACAGAGCCGACTACACTTGTATTGTGGTTGTGGGAGTAGACTCAGACTACAACTACTACGTACTGGATATAGACAGGTTCAAGACAGACAAGATATCAGACTACTTCAACCACATCTTAAGGCTACACCAGAAATGGGACTTTAGGAAGATAAGGGCAGAGGTAACAGCAGCCCAGAGTGTTGTAGTCAAGGCTATCAAAGACGATCACATACGAAGGCATGGACTGTCTCTCTCAGTTGAGGAGTTCAGACCTAACAGACACCAAGGCTCAAAAGAGGAGCGCATCGAAGCTACTCTACAGCCTAGGTACTCTAACAGGCAGATGTGGCACTACTACGGTGGTAACTGCCAGTTGCTCGAAGAAGAACTGGTACTACAGAACCCGCCACACGACGACATCAAAGATTGCTTGGCTGCCTGTGTGGATACAGCAGTAGCTCCTAGTAGGAGAGGCCAGTTATCTTCCACACAGACGCTACAAAAAGCATCACGTTTCGGAGGTTTCCACTAAGACATGGTTGGAAAAACACTAGACTTAAAAGACGTTCTCATCGAGGACCAGCTAGGCTGCCGTATAGCGCAGAACTGGCATGAGTGGGATATGAAGCGTCAGGAGTGGATCAGGGAGCGTAAAGAGATACGAGAGTATGTATACGCCACCGACACCTCCAAGACTTCTAACTCCAGTCTACCGTGGAAGAACACCACACACATACCCAAGCTCTGCCAAATCAGGGACAACCTGTACGCTAACTACATGGCGTCTATGTTCCCTAAGCAGAAGTGGATGGAGTGGAAGGGCGACACCGAGAAGGATCAAGAGAAGTCAGAAGTAATCCTGAACTACATGCAGTGGGTTGTAGACCAACGCTGGTTTAAAGAGGTTATGGCTAAGCTGGTCTTGGACTACATCGACTACGGTATTTGTATCGCCCTGCCTGTATGGGAAGACACAAGAGTAGACGGGGACGACAAAACTCAGGTAGGGTACGTAGGTCCTAAGATCAAACGCTACAACCCTATGGACTTTGTTATGAACCCGGTAGCTTCCGAGTTCTCTAAGTCCCCTAAGATTGTACGCAGCCTTGTGACTATGGGTGAGCTTAAAAAGACCATAGACGCTATGTCTGCTGACCAGCAGGATAAAGAAACAGCTCAGGCAGTATTCGACTACATCCGCGCAGTACGAGGTGATTCTGCAGCCTACGCAGGAGAGTGGCAGCACAAAGACGAGTTCTACAACGTAGACGGATTTGATAACTTTAGGGCATACCTAGGAAGCAACTACGTAGAGCTTCTTACCTTCTACGGTGACCTGTACGACGCACACACCGACACTCTGTACGAGAACCACAAGATCGTGGTTGTAGACAGGCACAAGGTGTTGTTCAAAGAAAAGTCAGATTCTTTCTTCGCTGAGACACCTTTCGCTTCTTCTGTATGGCGAGTACGGCAAGACAACCTGTGGGGTATGGGTCCTCTGGATAACCTTATTGGTATGCAGTACAGGATCGACTCCGTAGAAAACCAGAAGGCGGACATGGTGGACCTCACCACAGTACCTCCTCTGAAAATCAAAGGATACGTAGAGGACTTCGAGTGGGGTCCTATGTCAAAGATTTATGTTGGAGACGACGGCGACGTAGACGTACTACTCCCCGACTTCAACCCTATTACATCGAACATCGACATCTCAGCTTACGAACAACGTATGGAAGAAATGTCGGGGTCACCGAAAGAGGCGATGGGCTTCCGTACTCCCGGTGAGAAAACTAAGTTTGAAGTCCAAAGGCTTGAGAATGCGGCTTCCCGTATCTTCCAGTCTAAGATCGCTCAGTTCGAGGAGCAGGTTACAGAATCACTTCTTAACTCTATGCTTGAACTAGCGGCCCGTCATATCGACAAAACGGTTATACGGGTAGTCGACGAAGAGTTCCAAATTGACATATTCAAGGAGCTTACTGCGACAGACATTACAGGTGCAGGACGGATTAAGCCCGTAGCAGCTCGTCACTTCGCAGAGAAGGCAGAATTTGTCCAGAACATCAATCAGTTCTACTCGACCGGTGTAGGCTCTGATCCAGAAGTACGCGCTCACATCTCTAGTATTAAATTAGCAGAGATGTTGAACACGGTCTTCGACGCAGAGCAGTATGATTTGGTTAGTCCGTTTATCCGACTGCAGGAACAAGCTGAAGGTCAAAAACTTCAGAGTGTTCAGCAAGAGGAGGTTATGGGTAACGCAATGACTCCAGCCGGTCTTTCAGAGGACGACATTGAGTTGACAGAAGAGGACCTCAGTGAAGGCACCTAGTATAAACACTAAATGGATTAGGAAGGTTGAGCCTGATAAACAGGAGAATCTTGAAAAGCTGATCCGAAACTCTACTATTGTTCTTTCCCGACTAAAGCAGATAGTAGAAGACGACTTAGTCGAAATGGAAAAAGTACCTGTATCTGATTACGAACACCCTTCGTGGTCACACAAGCAGGCTCACGAAAACGGAAAGAAAGAGTACGCCAGACAAATGCTTACTCTGCTGTCTTTCCTCGAACAAAGGAAATAACATACAGTCATGACCGATGACGTATTTAGTGGTACGAGTCAAACCCAGCAGACCGCGCAGATTGACCCAGACAAGTCTTACGTAGAACAGCTCGTAGGTGAAGGAAAGAAGTTCAAGGATGCCGAGGCTATGGCCAGAGGTAAAGTTGAGGCCGACACCTACATCGAGACGTTAACCAAGAAATTGGACGACATCTCTGCAGAACTTGAGAAGCGTATGACTGCGGAAGAGATCGCAGACCAAATTCGATCTAAGATGCAACCTCCTGTAAGTACTCAGACCCCAAATCCGGGTGACGACGAACATGCAGATGGTACGAACCAGAATACTAACCAAAACAAACAGAACTTCTCTACCGATGACATCGAACGTCTCTTGGAACAGAAGATTGAGGAAAAGTCGAAAGTATCTAGGGCAACAGCCAACCTAGACGAAGCTAACAAAGTATTGAGGGAAAAGATTGGCGTAACAGCTAACCAGTATCTTTCAGACAAAGCTTCTGAAATGGGTGTCTCGTTGGAGTATCTTAAGGAGCAAGCTGCAATTTCTCCTAAAGCATTCTTCAACATGATCGGCCTAAACCAGACTCCGACAACCAATACAGGGTTTAATCCGCCTAGTTCGTCTGTATCAACAGTACCCTCGGGTACCTCAGAACGTAACAAAGCGTACTACGACAAACTGTATCGGGAAAACCCCAAGCTTCGCTTAGATCAAAAAACTACTATCCAAGAGCACAGAGATATGCAGCGTCTGAGAGAAAAGTTCTTTTCATAAACTTTGAAAGGATAAGTTATGTCAGGCTTTAGCTCTGCTAACAACGACCATCTTATTCGCTCCGAACTCTGGTCTACCCGACTTAAAGAGGTTCTCGAAGACGAATTGATGGGTACTAAATACGTCGACATGATCGCAGACTTCCCGGATGGTGACACGATCAACATCCCGTCTATCGGTCAGGCCGAAGTAAACGACTACACTGAAGACAGCTCTATCGTATACAACGCGATGGATACTGGTAACTTCACCTTCTCGATCACAGACTACAAATCGTCTGCGACGTACATCACTGAAAAGATGAAGCAGGATTCATTCTACATGGATCGTCTTGTCTCTTCGTTTGT